CTGCTCAAGGCTATCGCGTTTGACGTGACTGCTGGGGAGCTGTACATCCCCACAAGCTAAGACGACCTGACTCATCTTTGCAAGCTCTCGCACCCACCTGACCAGAAAGCGAATAAATTCACTCTCCTATCTAGCGGGGTTCCTTAACTACCAGCGCACAGTGGAACAGACCATGACACACCACACTCGCTAATGCGGTTGCTGGATTTATACCTTTGCCGTCACAAGGCGGGAGACAGGCTGTTTCCCCGCCCACAGACGTTATAATAGCAGTCATTTCCCAGGAATGGTGTCTTCCCGGTATTTATGTATATTGAGGTGAGATGCCAGGAATGGTGTCTTCCTAGCGGGGTTAGAATTACTGGGGTATTAGACGGCTGGGGCTCAGGTAGTCACTGGGAGGTTTACGCGTAGCGCCTGACGGCGTTTGCCACCTTCTCCACAACGTCGATGACGCCTGGTAGTACGTTGGTGGCCCGCTTGATTCCTTCCTCCCACGCAGAGTCACTCGTCGTTGGGTGCTGTTGGTGTGAGGATACAGCGGGATTTGAGATGTCGAATCGCACGCGCCATTCCACTGTGACCAAGAACGTGTACGGAGTGTGAGTTTCCTCGACGGCCGCCCCCTGAGACTGGTTCATGAATACGATTGGCGCCCAACCCTCGGGTGATAGGCGCGTGTCGTGGTTCCAAGCGTCAATCATGTCGTTGTACCCAGAGCAGCCCATGAACTTCGAACATTGGGCCATCGACAGTGGGAAGCTACTGCACTGGACACCTCTCAGCGCCAGTTTGCCTCCAGTCAGTAGCCTCGGTTTAAAGTAAGAGATCAGCTGTTGGTTGACACTGTCCCACGTCTGGTTTGGACCCGAAAGGTCTAGCCGCGCCGGCACCACGGCCATCGCAGCCTGCCCCCCCGCGAGTTGTAGCGGATTGGGACACATCACTTGGACGGTGATGGCCGCCGGCACACATGAGAATGTGGAGCTAGCGACACCTGCCGCCCCCGTTGCGCTCGGCACCGGGATCGTGATGAAGGTCGTGCCATCCGGGTCCCCCGGCTTAGCTGCGGTCGTTATGGGTGGTGTGACCGTTGCATCGGCCATCGTCTGCGACGCCGCGATGACGTTAGTCCATGACTCAGGGTCGTTGAACGCGTGGGTGTTGTCGGCGCCTATGAAAGTGCCGAATACGATTGTCCCCGCCTTCGATGTGAACATCCGTGTCGTGCGCACCACTGTGTACGGGCCCACCGCACGAGGCAGCGCAGCATGTGAAGTGCACGTTGCGTCCCAGGCGCCGAATGGCAAGCCACGAGGTAAGTTGGACAACTTGCCCACTCCGCCAAAAGCTCGCCTAGGTGGTTTGCCGCCTGCTCCCTGAGCCAAGACGCGAGTAGCGTTTGCTCGCGAAGCCACGTTCGCCACCTTCTTCTTCTTTCCTCCATTCCCTTTACCTTTGCCGTTCGGCTTGTTCCACCAAGCCATTGCCTAGCGATACGATATTATATTTTGACTGCAATAACCTGCACTCGCTGGGGGTCGTCTTGGGCCAATACCAAAACATTTAGTCTTAAGACTTTTAAATGAAAATTAACACCTGGGCAAACGGAAGTTTCCGTAGCCATTTCCCTTTCCGACTACCCACTGCCACAAACTTAACCCGAGCGTGAGTCGGTTGAATTGCTGACAGCAGGGACCCGCCACAAAATGAGACGGTTAAAGTGTACATGCCCGTAGAAGAACCCACGAGCGACGAAGAACGCTCCGATGCACACCTTGGATCGTGGTCGGTATAGGACACACATATTACGCGAGCGGCTCATAAATCAAAACTTGGTTACCATTTTTAACTCGCAACCAGGCCCGTCGGTCCTGGAAGTGTGCAGATCTCACCTCAGCCTCCGGCTGGCAGCAGGCTCTCAACCCTCCGTGGTGTTACGGAATAGGTCCCGAGGAATAAGCCTCTGCCGGGAGCACGATCCCTGCTCCCGTGGCACTTACCGCTTTCGAGAAGGGAGACGGCCCGCTCCTTAAGCGGGAAATAATCTATCCTCTAGAAGGCGGTGCCGGACGAGTCACCAACCCATGCCATAACGTCTCCTTTGCGACTACCCACTGGACAGTGGGCACTCGGAAAAGTGGCGTCAGCTCTCTCGATGCGGGAACTGCCCGCACCCCCCCCATAGTACCAAAATGGCATTTATAATAAGCGAGTGTAGGGTGAAACGGTGTCCACCGTTATTGTGAGTCCCCGATGGCCCGGGCGACCCACGAAGCAGGGAAAAGGGCACATGCTGATTCATCGTACGGAGAAATCATATGCATCGATACCAGCGCAGCGCTGGAAGCGGTGTCATAGTTGCTTCCGCAAACCAGTTGCCGGAGTGTGTTAGCCGCCTGCCCATTCGTGGCCGTATTCTCCGCGCACGCCCTCTCGTACGCCTCTTCCCTGTGTATGTTGCTTCCCAGGGCGATACCTGTTTTACGCGACATATCTTGATACACAATTGTGTCGGTCCCTGTTAAAAACGATGCGTGCCATCGGCTGCATGCCATGTAGTACGAGGCCTCTTCTCGATAGACCTCCGCATGCGTCATGGCCCTCGCCCAGAGGGAGTCAGCGCCGACTTGGTGCCAATTGAGCTCCTGCTTCTTACCTGCCATCGGAAAGCACGTCTTCGACGTTGTCCAGGCTGAGCTGGCCAAATTCCTTAGCAGTTGTGGAGCCCACACTACCACCTTGCCTTTGACGATCAACGCGTCGCTACCTATGTAGGAACCATATTGCGGCTCTTCAGAGTACGGGATCCATTTGATCTTCATGTTGAATCCGAGTTCGAACCAGAAAGTCTCGATCTTTTTCGCAACCTCGTGCAGTTTCTTATCTAGACCGAGAAAAGAGTCATCTCCTTCGGCATGGCACCGGTAGAAGACGGGGACGTCAACGTTTAGCGACGGGTTATCAAGTAGATAGTATGCCATCGCGTAGGTTTCTTTTAGCGTGCCAGCGAAGAGGTCCTTGTAATATTCACTGGGTCGTTGAAGGCAGCTGCATGACCAAGCGACGCCGTTGGTCACCTGGTTACATAGAGACGTCGCGATGTCTCCTGATCGCCGACACGCGATCATCTTCACTACCATCTTCACAGTGTTTCCGAATGTATCTTTTGTTTTCACGTTGACTTTGGGCTTGTAGTGCTTGGTCTTACGATAGTGCATTTCTATCCGAGCGGCTAACACTGGAGTCTCCTCCGCGCCTCGCTCAAACAATACGTCCGTTATGTGATCGAGGAACTTGTTCTCAATCAGGTTGCGCACCATCTCACCACACGTGAAGTCCCACGCTGAGCCGTCGCCTTCGCCAAAGACCTGGTCGTTGGCGGCATTCGATATAAACTCAGCAGCCACGTCCAAAGCAACTGCCTTGTCCAGATGCTTTATGTGGTCTCCCTTGGTACCAGCAAACCACAAGTCCGAGAAGCACTTGATAACAAGGCAAGATGCCGTGTAATGCAGGTCCCCATCGTTGAAAATGACCCTTGGCCGGTCTGGTTTTTGTTTGTTTATTGGGAGCATTTCAGGTTTCACTTGCAGGGTTGTCTCAGGGAGCTTGTCGCGGATGTACTCCCATGACGCATCCAACATCTGGTTTATCTCAACGAGACTCTTCTTCCCCGCCAGCAGTTCCTGAATACAAGAGTTTTCTTCCCGCCACTTCCTTATCTTCTCAGCAGGCAAGTTGTCATTGATTATCTGCTTCACTTCTCGCTCGATGCGCCTCTGTTGGCAACGCGATAGTGTCGGCTCGTGGACTTTCCCTTGGAGCCTCTCTTTTAATCCTTTCGTCAGATTGCCTACCTGGCTTCCGTATCCGGACGCGGGAATAATACTTGGCGCGATCTGCGCTGCAATCGGAATGTCTCCATCGTGGGTAGACCCTGTTACTTTAACAGTAACTTCTTCGCTCTCCACTTTTTCCTCTTGGCAAATTTTGCCGTAGTATATTGGGATTGTGCTTGTGTTGTCGGTTGGGGTGTTGGCCGTGGGATCACTGACGTGCTCCACGCTTGTACACTGCACTGAAAGCCCAGGTGGTCCTTGTATTTCTTCTGCGGCCTGGGTTGCTTCAGAGCTGTCGCGGGCATTTCCTCCGGCGGTCCCCGCGGCACCTGGCATCTTGATGTATGCCCGACGGTCCCGGTACACGACACTTGATGGGTTCAGCCGTGCTGTCCCACCTCCCACTGTAATGAGTTGAGTTTCGCCAGGAAATTTCACTCGTTCGAACTTCATACCTTTATCACCTGGGCAACAAACTTGCCCATAAAGCCACGGGTAAATCCTCTCCCGTGCTTCAGAGTTCGGGTACGGCTTGACGGCGTGGCACACCGACTCGTGAATGTACTCTTTGTCCTTCTTGGTCGACAGCGCCACAGCATGGACAATACTGCTGTGGAGCCCAACAGGCACGTGGAATGACATGGTCCTCGTTTTTACGAGCCGATCTTTTCGATTCTTCCAAATCGACCATGCCACCATCCCTGCCGGTCCTGTGGGAACAGCAAGGAGAAGCCCGGCATAATACTCAGCTGACTTCCGCCAGTCGGCCTTGCGGCAAGCCGCACAACCATCAGGTACTGCAACGCCGATCTCCACCCACGCCTTGCCTTTGTGGTCCTCCAGAGAGGTGGGTTTGTCGACCTCAACGCGTAGGTCTCCGGCAGCAGGGATCCCTGCCCTTTCCAGCAAGTCGCGAGAGCAACAAGCGCAGGGAGTGCCGGAGCTTTTGGTGAAGCTGGTGAACACCATGTGTGCTGTAGGTCCAAATACGGTAAGCACGTCCGTCGTAAACTCAAAGAGGGGGCTCCTTGGGCCAATACCAAAACAT